GAATTTATATAATTATTTTCTATGCTAAGGTATAAAAATATGGGAGGAGGATTAATGCAACTTGTAGCTTATGGCGCCCAGGATATCTACCTTACGGGTAACCCGCAGATCACTTTCTTCAAGGTTGTCTACCGCAGACACACCAACTTCTCGATGGAAACTATTGAGCAGACGATTAACGGCACCCCTTCTTCTGGAGGTTCATCTACGGTCACTATTTCACGAAATGGTGATTTAGTCCACAAGGTATATGTTACATCTAAAGATTTAAACATTGTTAATAATGGTTCGAGTTTAATTCAAGTAGTTGAATTAGAAATTGGTGGTCAGCGTATTGACCGTCATTACGAAGAGTGGATGGATATTTGGAATGAATTATCTACTCCCGAATCAAAAGCAATAGGTCTTAAAGCTATGCAAGGTGATACCGGGACGGTTGGCACAGAAGTTGGTATGTGTCAAATCCCCCTTCAATTCTGGTTCTGCCGTAATCCAGGTCTTGCTTTACCCCTAATTGCCCTTCAATACCACGAAGTCAAACTTAAGTTTACTTGGTCAGCTACATCTGGTGTAGTGTCCACCGCCCCAAAAGTTATGTGCGATTACATCTACCTTGATACGGATGAACGCCGTCGGTTCGCTCAGGTTTCGCACGAATACTTGATTGAACAGGTCCAGAAGCAGTCTGCTGATACATCAAAATCGGTAAAACTTAACTTCAATCACCCGGTTAAAGAGATTATTTGGACGTCTGCCACTACGAACGCTTACGGAACCGCACAACTCAAACTCAATGGACATGATCGTTTCTCTTCCCAAGAGGAAGAATACTTCCAGCTCAGACAACCGTATGATTATCACACGGCTGTTCCTGCGCAGAATTTGCCGACAAATGCTTTAGTGTCAGCCCGTGCTGGAACAACATCTTATACTAATATTACTACTGGAGGTATGTTATTACACGACGTAACGACGAACGGCCAGACCATGGGTACGGAGAATTGGTCTGCCGTCCTGTCTGGGTCAAGTGGCACTACTTTTACAGCCTCCGATAATATCGCAGATGGTGCCAGCTCGCAGACGATGTTTATAGCGCTAGGTGGTCTTACGTCTGGTGGGTTAACTGCTAAAAGCGTTGCTATAGGTGATGTTCACTTAGTACAAATATCTGATCAGGGCGCCACCGCCGCCACGAAATCAACATTAGCAATAGTTGAAGCTGTTTACACCGATGATTCAGCAGCTCCAGAATTAACAGATGGTACGGGTGTATTTGTATCTTCCGCAGGTGGTCCGGCGTCCGCGACGGCTCAATTCGCCGGCTCTACCCTCGCGCTTCATGCCAACACTATAGTAATTAAGTATAGTACTGTAGTTACAACGGGAAGTGCGCTGGCTGACAATGACGGATTAACGATTTTAAAAGTTTCTAATGCTGGTTGCCGCACATCAGTAATGACCAAAAAGATTAATGTCTACTCGTTTGCCCTCAAGCCTGAGGAACACCAGCCTTCTGGAACCTGCAACTTCTCGCGCATTGACAATGCCCAGCTCCATACACATGCTGCCCTCACTACGAATGACAACATCTACGCTGTGAACTACAACGTCCTCCGTATCATGAGTGGTATGGGTGGTCTCGCATATTCCAACTAAAGTTGAAATATACTCGATAACTCTGTTATATCTCGCTTACAGTAACTAAGTTTACTAAATAATAACCTACATTTTTAATTTTATTTTTCACAAAGTATCAACAATTATTGATAATTAAGATTAATCTTTCTGAATTATTTTCTATGCTAAGGTATAAAATAATGGGAGGAGGACTTATGCAACTTGTAGCTTATGGCGCACAGGATATCTACCTTACGGGTAACCCGCAAATCACTTTCTTTAAGGTTGTCTACCGCAGACACACCAACTTCTCTATGGAAGCTATTGAACAGACCTGGAATGGGTCATTTTCTTCTGGTGGAAGACAAACTGCTACTATTTCCCGTAATGGTGATTTAGTTGGTAGAATGTATTTAGAAATCGATACAGAAGCCTCTCTTGATAGTGGTGGTGGTGATGATAATTATGGTTATTCATTAATTAATAGCGTAGAAATTGAAATAGGTGGTCAAAAAATTGATAAACATTATGGTCATTGGATGGAAACTTGGGCAGAATTAACTGAACCTAATCCTACTGGTGCAAGTACTGTAAGTTCAGCAACTAATGGTACCAAATTTCAAAGAATGGCATTAGCTGGTGGTGCAGATATTTCCTATACGAGCGGCGCCCTTAAGATTTGGGTCCCATTACAATTTTGGTTTTGTCGTAATCCTGGTTTAGCCTTACCACTCATTGCCCTTCAATACCACGAAGTAAAGGTTATCTTAGAACATCAAACATGGGATAATTCACACGGCCCTTCAACCCCTACCAAAAATATACTATTTTGTGATTATATATATCTTGATACAGATGAAAGACGTAGATTTGCACAAGTATCTCACGAATATCTTATTGAACAAGTTCAGCACGAATCTAAGACAGGTGGAGGCACTATGGAATTAAATTTTAATCATCCAGTGAAAGAACTAATATGGGCCGGTACAGCGGTTCGTGATACTGGATATGCAACACCAGTAGCAACAAGTACAGGAACTTATCAACTTAAATTGAATGGTCACGATCGTTTTGCGGAACGTAATTACAGATATTTTACAAGAACTCAGGTTTGGCAACACCATACAGGATACGGTGGAGTAATAGTTCCTGATTCTATTGCAGTATATTCTTTTGCTCTTAAACCGGAAGAACATCAACCATCAGGAACATGTAACTTCTCAAGAATCGATAATGCGCAATTGGTAGACAGTGGCGCAGTTGATATAAATGTTTATGCTGTCAATTACAATGTCCTCCGTATCATGAGTGGTATGGGTGGTCTTGCATACTCCAACTAAGGTTGAAATATATTCATTAACTGTTTTACAGCCTGCTCAAATTAATTTTATTAAAGTATTCATCTAACTAATTTATTATTGTAATTTATCTTATTTACTTCTTTACAAAAATAAAGATTTATTTATTTTTCTATGCTAAGGTATAATTATGGGAGGAGGACTTATGCAACTTGTAGCTTATGGCGCTCAGGATATTTACCTTACGGGTAACCCGCAGATCACATTCTTCAAGGTTGTCTACCGCAGACACACCAACTTCTCGATGGAATCCATTCTACAGACCTTCAGTGGAACAGCTGATTTCGGTAATGATGTTTCGGCCACTATCTCAAGAAATGGTGATTTAGTCTACAGAATGTATTTGGAACATGATGCTTCATTTGTGGTCATTGGACCGGATGACACACTAGCTATTTCTTGTGATTATGGAAGTCATTTAATGAAAGAAATGGAGTTAGAAATAGGAGGCCAGAAGATTGATCGGCATTTTGGTCATTGGCACTCTGTTTGGTCTCAGTTAACGGAATTTAATCCAAGTGGATCTCAGAGTACTTTATTCAATAAAATGTCGGGTAATGGAAAAGGGTTCTCAACTGAAGCTGGAAATGACGGTATAAACCCAAATGGATTTACTAGTTTGGATGGTGGAGATGGCGCGAAAGATACTGCGAGTGCTAAATTATTTATTCCCCTTTATTTTTGGTTTTGTCGTAATCCGGGACTTGCTTTACCATTAATAGCCCTTCAATATCACGAAGTTAAAGTAAAAATTACTTTTGAAGATTTGGGTAATTTATTAGTTCAAGACTCAACTAACGATTTTGGAGGCGGGACAGAGACTAAGGGTGTAGCTGGAAATGTTTCATCTAAAGATTTTAAATTATGGGCAGACTACATTTACCTCGATACGGATGAACGCAGACGTTTTGCCCAAGTATCTCACGAATACCTTATTGAACAACTTCAATATGAAAATAAATCCGGTGGAACTATGGACCTTAACTTTAACCATCCTGTCAAAGAATTAATCTGGTCTGGTGTAAGGGGTACCACATTCGAAGGGATTGAAGCCAATGTCCTTTATGATAGAGATGCGATTGGAACGACTACTTATCAATTAAAATTAAATGGTCATGACCGTTTCAAGGAAAGGGACGTTAAATACTTCACTCGTGCGCAGGTATGGCAGCATCACCGTGGTTATGGTTCAACTGAATCAGCAGACACAATTGCTGTTTACTCTTTCGCCCTTAAACCTGAAGAACATCAACCATCGGGAACTTGTAATTTCTCAAGAATTGACAATGCTCAATTAGTAGAAGCTGGTGGCGCGACAGCGGTTAATGTCTACGCCATTAACTACAACGTCCTCCGTATCATGTCGGGTATGGGTGGTCTTGCTTACTCCAACTAAAGATTTATTGTTTTAATAAATATAAACTAAAAAGATAAAATTATAAAAATAATTTAATATAGGTTATCCATAACATTTTGGATTTCTTCATCAGTTACTCTTCTTTGTGAAACATCAACAGTTAATGTAGTTAATGTTTTTAAAATATCTACCTTTTTTTCTTCAGATAAGTTTCTAGATTCACCCGATAAAGTATAGTCATCTAAGTTTTTAAAGTAATTGTGTTCTCTGAATGTAGAACCACCTTCTCCTATCCAAAGTTGAAGGACTTCAACCACTTTTTCAAGATCATCTAAATTATCATCAACTTCAGAACCTTCTTTCAGTAAATCTTCAACTTGTCTTTTTCTAATTTCTCTACCCGACCATTTACCTAAGACATTTATCAAGGTTTTAAGTGAACATAAATTGTCAGTTTCAGATACATCAGAAGATACAGCATTTTCCACAGATACTGGAGCAAGAATTTCACGAATATCTGATGCTACTTGTTCAACTGGAACAGGAGCTAATGCTTCGCTATCCACAGGCGCCTCTTCTACCGGTGCTACTGCTTCGCTAGCCACAGATTCTTCTTCTTCAGCTTCTACCGGAGCTTCTTCTACCGGAGATTCTTCTACCGGAGCTTCTACTTCTTCAGCTTCTTCTTCTTCAGCTTCTTCTTCTTCAGCTTCTTCTTCTTCAGCTTCTTCTTCTTCAGCTTCTTCTTCT